ACGTCTTTTCCAAGTTGGACTGCACGAACGGCTTCACCGACGGATACCACGCCGCGGAAGGTCTGTTCGGCTGATCGGTGTAATCGGTGAGGAGGACGTTCCCCATAGGGTTGTCCTTGCTCGGCAACTGCACGTTCATCTGGTCGTTGTCAGTGTGCGTCTGGCGCCCGACCGGGTTGGTGACCATGTCGCTTCGGAACATGACGTACAACACCGCGAGCACGGTGGCACCGAGGACGAACAAACGCAAATCGCGACGAATGAGGTAGAGCACCGACGTGGCGTAGATGACAAAACGAGACGCGCTGTTGATTCTCTCTTCTGGAGTTTGCGACGCGGTGGGCCAAAAGTTTTGCACTTTATCGGCTCGGATGAGTTGCTTCGGATCGTCGAACCACGTTCGAGACATCTTTATTACATTATGTTAAGGTTTTATTGCCCGAGGCTACCGCCCAAACCGCCGAGCATCTTCATCAACGCCTCCTGGTTGATGGTGCCGTCGGAGGTCTGCATCTTGTCCGCGCAGTCCTTCGCTAAGGCTTCGATCGCGCCGAGCGTCTCTTGCGGGATCGCGGTGATCGTGGTACCAAGCATGTACAGGGTCTGAAGGTAACTCCAAACGGCGTTCCTAGTGTTGGCGCTCAAGTCCGACCAATGGGTCTGGATGTTTAAGTCTTTGAGGTAATCCATCTTGGACATTTCGGTGAGCAAGTTTTCGTCCCGGTTCGAGATCATCTCCGCGTACGGAGAGACCCCTTTCATGAACGCGTCGACGATCGCCCTCGGGTTCGTGCTCCGGAGGAGTTCGAAGGACGTCAAGAACTTCTTGACGCCCGTCTCCTTCGGAATCGCCTTGGACAGTTCGACGAGGAACTGTCCCATCATGTCGTTGAAAGCCCCAACACTGGTAGACATCGCTGTGTCAGTTGTATATAATTAATGAGAGTTTTCTTTAAGTCAGAACGGTTCGGTGGAAATCGGCTCCTTGAGGGCGAGCCCGTTAGAGACGATGAAGTAAACCATGATGCCGTTCAAAATCGCCGGCTTGGTGTAGGCGTGGAGAGGAAGTTGTCCCTCGTTGTTGATGCGCTGCTTGACGTTGATGTACACGGCGGTGATGGCTGCCGCGATCAACGCCGCTGAGAACGGATCCCGGAGGTAATCGGCGAGGTCTTCCATTGTAATCTACTTTATAAGAAAGGTTTTTTTACACGACCCTCCGGGGCGTCGTTGAAGAGCACGCCGTCGTCTTCATCTTCCATGGACGGCGCGGGCGCGGACGCTTGCTGCGCCGGGAGGTTCACCGAAGGGATCGTCTTGAACTCGTTCAGTTCCGGGGTCATCACCGGCGGGTCGGACGCCACCGGGGACGTCTCCATCACCTCGTCCTGCATGAGATCGCTCGGCGTGTGCCCGGCGTCCTCTTCTTCCACGTGCTCCGGCGTCGTCGCGGGCTGTTCCTCTGGGAATCCCGGATCCTCCTGTTGGGGCAACTCGTCGTCTTCGGTCACTTCCGGGTCGAGGGTGTCCTGGAGGTCGTCCTCGTCCCCGACGTCGATGTTGCTCTCCGGAGACGCCGACATGTAGGTGGAGAGAATTTGCTGCACCGGAATGAGTTCTTTGATGGTGGTCTCGATGCACTCGGAGAAACGCTTGGTGAGCATGTCGTCTCTAACGTGCTCGCTCATCTCGTCGTGGTACACGTACGGGTCGTTGTACAGCGAACGCGCGCAGTTGTTGTAGCACGTCTGGATGAACACGCCGTTGTTCGGGAGTTTGAGGGAGATCTTCTTGGAGTCGCTCTTCAATCGAACCGAGGAAAGGATTTTGACGTGCGACACGAACACCGCCGCCAGGAGGTCGGAGAACCACGTGCACCGGTTGACGACGTTGTCTTCGTGCTTTTTGCTCATGGCGTTACTCCAGTTCGGCACCTCCTTGAGCAGGCGCTGGTACTGGAGCAGTGGCTTCTTGTTCTTCGACATGCGCACCGCCTCCTCGTACATGTCCTGAAACACCCCGATCATCACCGGGCACATCAACAGGCAGAGTTGGTTGGTGTACTCTTTCTTCGCTTCGACTAGGATTCCGAGGGAATCGGACATAGTGTATACTATTATTGAATACAAATTAAATTACTTTTTGACGAGGTGCCGGTACTTGTCAGCCGCCTTTTTCAGGTTCACGAAGGACGGGAACTCGATGTCGTCGTCTGGTGTTTCCTCGGAGGCAGGGCGATTGCGCCTGCCCGCGTGCGACCAAGAGACGTAGACGTCGTCGTTCACCACGGACGTCTTGAATCCGCTCCGCTCGAACTGCCTCGCCAACCACTTCGCCGCGGCTTGCCTGTCCACCGCAGGGTACCCCATCACGAACCCGGGCACGGTGAAAAATATTTGCTTCTGACCCATGTTCACGTATTGCTTGATCTTTTTTTCACACATCTCGTAAATCTTGGTGTAACACTCCTTTCGAATCGCTCGCTTTTGGGACTCGATCTTCTGAATGTCCGCGATGTCGAGCATTTCATCCTATCTTTGACTCCAATTTTTGTTTTGCCTGAAGTAACTCACCCTGTTTGGTCTCCACGGTCTTCCGGACCACCTCGAAATCAAGAAACTCTTTTCCAGACGTCTCCCCGGTGAACGCGGAGACGTCGGACGGGGACTCCACCTCCATCGGTTGCGTGCGAAGGGAGACCACGGTCGCGGTCTGATCTTTCCACTGGAGCGCGGCGACGACGCTGAAACCGTAGGAGAATCCACCGTGCTTCATCGCCATGAACATCACCTCATACAAGGTCTCACCGGACTTGCCCTGGTACTTTTTCAACTGCGTCGTCTCGATGATGTGGGTGCACATCCCGGTGCGCTTCGCGATCGCCTCGTTCGTCTTGACGACGAGCTCGTTCATGACGTCGTTGTCGACCGCCGCCTCGACCTCGGTGTACTCGGTCTTGTTCACAGGCAAGTCATCGAGGACGACGCTTCCCCTGCGCGGCTTGGTGTACCCGGAAAACCCGAACGCTTCCGAGGTGAAATAGTTTTCCCTGTTGGGAGTCATAATCAGTCCGAGGACCACCAGTGCGATGAGGATCAACACCAATCTATTCATGTCTACTTTAGTATGCGTTTATTTTTTCGGAGAAAATCAGAATGATATATTAGGAATGGCTCTACTGATCTACAGTCCAAAGTGCAACCACTGCAAGCAAATCGTCGAGTACGTGCACCAGCACCCGCAGCTCAAGCAGCTCGTGCAGTATCACAACGTGAACACACAGGGGGTTCCGGCGCAATACAGAAGCAAGATCACCAGAGTGCCCACCATGCTCACGAAGAATGGAAAGTTTCTCGTCGGGAACGAGATCCGGAACTGGTTGCAGAGCCTGCTACCGCAAAACGAGATTCAGCACTGCGAGGTCGGCGGGTGGGGGTGCTCGTTCTCCTCCCTGGACAACGACGGCAACGACCGGGACATGTTCACCCTCGACAACTACGGGCAACAGCTCGCCCCGCCGATGACCCCGGAACTGCAGGCGAGAATCTCCAAAGAAGTTGGCGCGGTGGCGTACGAGGACATAAAGGATTGAGGCGATTACTCAGTAACCACGAAAAAATGAAATTAAAAACGATCCAGGCGTCCGCTATTAAAGCCTCCTTCGAGGTCCTGAAAGATATCCTTAATGATGTCAACATCTTCTTTCGACCGGAAGGGGTGGTCGTCACCACCCTCGATTCCGCCCGGTCCTCCCTGATCGACCTCCGCCTCCAGAAGGAAAACTTTGAGGAGTACGAGTGCGAGGGAGAGATGATCGCCGGTGTGAACATCAGTAACGTCTTCAAAATTCTCAAATCCGTCGGAAGCTCGGACGTGCTCTCGATGCGCATCGACAAGGAGAGCAGGGAGATCATGCACGTGGAAATCATCTCCGACGCCAAGAAGCAGACCTCGTGCTTCGAGTTGAAACTCCTGGACATCAACGACAACCGGATCGAGGTACCGGACATCAAGATGACCACGGTCACGACGATGCCCTCCGTGGACTTTCAAAGGCTGTGCCGGGACATGGCGAACATCGGTACCGAGATCGAGATCACGAGGGAGAAAAACGTCCTCAGAATGTCGTGCGAAGGGGACTTTGCGAATCAGCAGACGTCCATCGAGTGCGTGGAGGAGTCACCGGTGAAGATGTCGGGGATGTACTCCCTCCGGTACATGAACATCTTCACCAAGGCGACGTCTTTGTGTTCGTCGGTGCAACTGATGCAAGAGGCGGACAACAGATTTTTGATATTAAAATACGCCTGCGCGTCCCTAGGGGATTTACAGTTCTACTTGGCGACGAAACTCACCGAAGAGTAGAGGTCGTTCCGGTGAGCGTCGACACCGTCCGCTTAAAACCGAGCGCGTTTTGTAACAGAAGTTTTGGATACAGTTCCCTGAGCGTCTCTTCGTCGTAGTACAGCACGTCCCTCAAAGCGACGTCGACCCCGTGAAAATCGTTCTTCGGACCCGCGTATCGCCTGATCTTTTCCGTGACGTCGCGCTTGGGTTTGTCGTCTTCCCCACACAGCCACGCCCGGGTGATGGGCAGGCTGAACGACATCCCCCCGGATTCCTTTGGTGGGAACGGGGCGTGCATGTCGTAACTGATGAATTTGTACACCCGACCGTTGTACCAGTACTTGACGCGGAGCACCGTCTTCCACACGCACTGGGGGACCACCGTGTTCTTGTAGTCTCTTCCGGCGACG